AACCGCTGGAGCATTTTTTTTGCTTCTTTGCCCATAAAATCGTCGGGACTAACGGCCTTGTGCTTCCTCTTGCTGAACATGCTGGTGATAGCACCAAAACCATTAGTTATCACCGCCGCCAAGAAAGCCCAGTGATTGCGCTGTTCGTTAAGCTGCTCAATTGCAATTTGCCGCTGCAATTCGTTCAAAATAGCAGCCAGTTCCCGAGGTGTAAGCTGGCGCATCTCTTCAATGCTCCAGCCAAACTCCCGCCCCAGAAGCACCACTACTTCGGCTGTAAGCCAGCCTGAATTAAGCCCATCATCGGTTTTATCAGACGCTTCAGTCCGGTAAAATTTACTTCTACAAAGACCTCAATTAGCTGCTCAAGTTCACTCATGTAAGCATTTTCAATATCATCCTTGCTTATGTCCGGGAATATGACCGGCAGTTTCTTATACAGCAAATCAAATCCGGCCTGCTCCAAGAGCTTGCCAAGATCTACCTTCTGAATGTTGCCTTTACTCTCTGGGAACAGTTCGGCAACTATCTTCTCAAGTTCACCGATTCGTTTTTCTTCTACCCTGATTTTCTTTCCAGCGAATTCTACTGTTTTGTTTCGCATAAATATCCTCCTACTTTCCCTCAACCTCTGGTTCTTCTAACCTCAGATATAACGGCCCGGTCCCTGTAAACTCCACCGACTCCTGCACCAGCCCGTCTACAGGGTTTTCAATGCCGTCGCCGTTGATGATGGCGAACCCTTCTAGGCAATCCTGAGCCGGTCCTGCGTCAATGTAAAGCTTCACGACCACGGTCTCTCCCAGGGAATCGTAAAACTGCGTGTCGCCCCAATAGGCTTCAGCGCTCCCGGACCAGCCTTTTAGTGTGCGGGCAAACTCTTTCCATCCTTGGCTTTCAAATGTCGTGGCCTCTGCATCGTCGGCGTCTCCGTCAATGGACCAGTTGAAAAAGCCGCCCGCCTGAATAAGCGTCAGGGCTTTGCCGGACACAGTAACTGTATCGTTCGCTCCCAGGGCCGTATCAAAAACGACAAAGCCGCCGACGTATTCCAAAGTAAATCCAGTTGTTACAACCGATCCTTTTTTCTTCACTGTTATCGGAGTGTCCGGGTCCCAATATCTCAGGTTTGCATCAGTAATCTGATAACGTTTCCTTTCTGCATCGCCAGTGCACGGTTTGTCAGAAAAAGTAGTCGGAGCAGTGTTTACATCAGAGACGTACACCGCGCCAGTCATTCCACTAATTGCCATATTGACTCACGCTCCTTAAGTCGGCAGCGTCAATGCGCCCGTGCCTGTTATATCACAGCTGAACGATGCTTTATCGTCCACCGGCACCTCAATCGAGGGTTTTACAAATGCTTCACCCTGGAATGACACGCTCGAGGAAACCTCAAAGGTAAAGCTGAGTTTGGTCCCATTCAGCCATGCGTTTAGAATTGCTTTCTGTCCGTTGTCGTCTGTCTTGAGGTTGCCCTCGATACTACCAGACCACTCTTTCAGACCAGCTAGATACTCTTTCCATCCGTTTGAGTCAAAGCTGGTGATTTCAATATCATCTGCGCCCAAATCCAAAGACCAGTTTGATATTTCCGCTATTTTATTCGCGCCGAGCTTCACAGCTCCGCCTTTTCCTGCTATTGCCAAGTTAATCACGCTCCTTTATGATTTCAAAATTCACGAATAACTCAACCCTGTTATTGTTATCACGCTTCAATACCTCAGGACTTCCCCGGGCCTTGATGAGCAGGTACCGAGTACCGTTTAATGTTAGTTCATGCGCTCCATGCAGCTCTGTCACCACCTCCTTGATCTTTGCCCTGCCGGCAGCATAGCTTTTGTTCCGGACCCGTACCTGCAGCCCTGGATACTCGCCGTTCCAGTGCAGATCAGGAGGGCTGCCGGCATACTCAAATAATGCTATGCAGTCATCTGGCTGGTCCGGCATCAAGCCCAAAAATAAATTAGCCCCAAGGGTTCCTATCCCCTGAGACTGAAGGTATGTGCCTATTTCTTTTAACATCACATCGTCATCACCTCACTTTGCATCCCGGAGGGCTTTTTTAATTTGCAAGTCAGCCATCTTTAACACTTTGTCCTTGTTTGCATTAAATGGTGTCTCA